GGAGAGCCCTGGGTGATCGTGGACATCACGCTGCGCATGCTCGTGCCGCGTGAGCTCTACAACGCCCAGGACTTCCCCTCTGGCTACGTCATCGATCGGACGGCCTCCGGCAAGCCCCTGACGAAAACCGCCCAGGTGCGCATGGTCGGCAACTCCGTGAGCCCCGTGCCTATGCAGCAGATCGTCTCGCTCAACTCGCCCGAGTCCACGGCCTGGCAGCTACGCCGGGCCGCCTGATCCCTCCAAACCGGCCCGCCACGCGCGGGCCGCCCTGTTTTCGCATGACCCCGACCCAACCGAAGGCCGCGTGCCAGCTGCTGCTGCACGCCGGCCATGTCATTTCCAAAACCGCCAGCGCATGGCAAATCGAACGGAGCAACCCATGACCCACATCCTGATCCCGCGCACGCCCTCCATGAACCTGCTGCGGCCCTTCATCGAGTGCCCCACATCCGAACTCGACCAGGCCTGGGCTGCGATGGTGCGCATCGCCGAGGTCCAGCACGCACGCGCTGGCAGCCAGTGCCTGGCCCAGATCGAGGAGCCGGCCCAGCCCGTGCTGTATGTCAGCCCTGGGCAGTTGGCCAACCACAGCAACCCCGAAGGCCCAGAGAGCGAGAAAGCTGGCCGCTACCTGCCTGCGCGCGTGACCCCGGCCGGCAAGTTCACGCAGCCGCTATACGCCGGGGAAGCTCCTGCCACAGTGGCGCCCCGGGCGCGCGACCTGCTGGGCATTGTGCGAACCGCGCAGGCCGAGGCCCGCCGCCTGATCAATGGCGAGGACTCGTGCAGCGACCTTGCCCAGACAAAGCTCGACTTGCCCGAGACGCTGCGGGTTCTTGAGCACGCTCTTTCGCAGCCAGCCGCTGTTGCGGGGCCGGCCCTGGACGTGACTCTGGACGAGGACCAGGCCGGCCTGCTGCGCGACATGCTGGGCGATCCTGCCGAATACGAGGAGGCCCTCACCGTGCGGCTAATTGTGTGCGACGGCCATAGCGGACACGGTCTGTATGTCGCCCAGGCTGAGTATCAGGGCGAAGGCGCCGCGCTCCTGGCGCCTCTGCCCGCCACGGCAGCGCCCGCCCTGGAAGCGCCTGCAGCCCCTGTCACGCTCATGACGGAAGACCAAGCCAGCAGATGGGCGTGGGATCAGATCCGAGAAGAGGTCGGCACCAAAGGCTGGACTGCAGGCGACTCCAGCAACTTCTTCGGCTTTTTCCTGCATGGATGGAACTACCGAGGCCAGTACGAATTGCAGCGCCCTGCCGCCATGGCCCGCGCCGCGCTGGCAGCAGCGCCCCAGGCACCTGCTGCGCCTGCAGTGGATGCGCTGTCTCAGGCGGCGCGAGACGTGCTGGCCGAGCGCACCCGCCAGGTCAATGCCGAAGGCTTCAGCCATGCACGGGATGACCAGTATGTCGGCGGCCAACTGGCAGGCGCGGCCGCCTCGTACCTGATCCTGGCGGCCGGCGGTCGAGAGGACGAGGCCCGTGCGTTCTGGCCCTGGCGGCAGGAATGGCTCAAGCCTGGCAGCCAGCGCCGCTACATGGAGAAGGCCTGTGCGCTGGGCCTGGCTGAGATGGAGCGGATGGATCGCTCCGCAGCCCAGGCCAAGGAAGGCGGTGCAGCATGAGCGCGATCTACCCCATCAGCACAAAGCTGTACGTTCCCGGCGAGGTGCGCCCATATGCGGTGCGGGCCGCAGATGATCGGTTCGTCATTGCCACGAAGCCGCATTTCAAGACGGTCCAGTATTTCATCCTCGACTTCCAAACCCAGTGGCGCGGCCCAGACAACATGGTGCTCTGCGCTGGGTACGAGTCGGACGAAGACTGCCAGGCCAGGATTTCGGAGCTGTCTGCCGGCCAGATCGAGATCAGCCGCCGTCGCGGCGTACCTCTCTTCGGCTACATCGACCACGCGATCCGGAGCGTCACGCTTCCGGATGGATCAGCGGGCCAGACGCCTGCCGAAATCATCGCAGCCCAGGCAGCAGCCAAGGGGGAGCACGCCAATGGCTAACGCACACGACGAGTTTCTCAAGGCTTTCGACCGGCTGCTGGAAGAGCACGGGATCGCCGAGGCAATGTCCATCGCAACTGGAACCTTCGTGTCACTGGTTGTCGGCTTTGCCAAGCACAACGGCCATGCCGACAACCTGCCAATCACGATCAAGGGCACGGACCGCAACAGCGGGCACCGCCGCGACATCACGATCCACCCCGCAAAGCCGCGCGCCACGGCCCACAAGGAGAGCAAATGAAAGAACGACCGATCCTGTTTTCGGCGCCAATGGTCCGCGCCCTGCTGGCCGGCACGAAGACGCAGACGAGGCGCGTCGCCAAGGTGGAAAGCACGCTGGGCATCGATTCGATCCTGGCGCCGCGCCGTGCCGGCAGCCATGCCGCCACCTACCTGCTGCCAGATCAGGCGGCAGAGGCCGCAGTGTGCTGCCCCTACGGCCAGCCCGGCGACAGGCTTTGGGTGCGCGAGACGTGGCAAGGGCCGCTGATGAACATAGAAGAATGGGAGAAGCACTATTTCTCCGACGCGGATGAGATCCCCGCCATCTTTCTCACGCCGGCTCATTGCCAATATGCGGCAGATGGGGGGCCTGCACCAGAGTTCATGACGATGGACGACGAGATCGTTGCCCGCTGGAAACCATCGATCCACATGCCCCGCTGGGCCAGCCGCATCCTGGTGGAGATCACCAATGTGCGTATCGAGCGCCTGCAGGACATCAGCGAGGCGGATGCAGCAGCCGAGGGCGTCGCCACTTGGGCGCCTGGAGCACTGTCACCTGACAGCCTCGGCAATGACCCATCCGACCAATTCCGCTGGCTGTGGACTTCGATCAACGGCCCCTCCAGCTGGCACGTAAACCCCTGGGTGTGGGCGCTCGACTTCCAGCTCAGCCAGACGCATCAGCAAGGACCAAAACAATGACAAACACCGAAACGCTCAGCATCCGGGAAGCAGCGGAAATACTCAAAATCCACGTCAAGACAGCCGAGGACCTGGTGCGCGACGGCGAGATCCCAGCCGGCAAAATCGGCCGCGCCTATGTCCTCATGCGCCGTGATGTGGTGCGCTACGCCGAGAAAGCCATTCTCCAGCAGACAGCCGAACGCCTTGTGCGCAAGCGCTCACCAAAGAGCGTTGGCAAGGTCCGTACCACGCAAGTTCGCGTAGCGCATTAGCATGCGCTGCGTCTTGTGGCCTGTGATCTTCATGATCTGCGTCTCGCTCAGCGTGGTCCGCTCAAACAGTCGGCTGGTCGCTTCGTGACGCAGATCATGAAATCGCAGGCCCTTGGCGCCGGCCTGCTCCATGATCCCGGCATACAGGTTCGACAGGTAATCAGTGGTGGCATGCAGGTCTTCATCGCGCTTCGACCACCAGGGAAAAATCAACGACTGCGGGCTGGGCGCATCCAGGCCCTGCAGGTAGTTCTCCAGCACGCCAACTGCCACCGTGGACAACGGCACCTGCCGTTTGTCACCGTTCTTGGTCTTGTCCAAAAACACCGTTCGCCGCGGCAGGTCCACCTGTGCGAGCGTCAGCGTGTACATCTCGCGCATCCGCATGGCCGTCTCCACGGCCAGGACAAACAGGCATCGCAGCGCCGCCTGATGCTCCAGCTTCAGCGGCCGCTGCTTGCGCGTGAGCACTCCCCCATCGATCACGGCCAGCACGGCCTCATATTCCCCACGCTCCAGGCGCCGGTCACGCTCCACATCGGTGCGCGCGCCACCTTCTGCCAGCGCGGCATCCGTCTTTGTGTACTGCGCATATCCGTCCGGCAACGTGCGTAGCGGATGGTCCGGCAGGGACAGCAGCCCCTTTCGCATCCCCCAGTCTGTGCACCTGGCCAGCGCTCCGACCTTCGCGCGAATGGTTGCCGGCGCCAGGTTCTCCACCCGCTTCATCTCCGTAATCCAGCCATCGACCCAGGCCGAATTGATCTCGCTCAGCGGGTAGTGGCCACGGCTTTCAAGGATCGTGCCGAGGGCACTTCGATCCTTCGGCGACGGATGCGCATCACGCTCGTACTCGCGCACCAGCTCCTTGATCGTCAGCACAACCTCAGCCTTCTGGTGCTCGGCGGGCACGATGCCGCGTGACAGCAACGCATCCAGCCTGGCAGCATATTCGTCGCCCTCGACCTCGGTTGCAAAGGTCAGGTAGAGCGGTTTGTCCAGTACGCCCCGGCGCTTAAACGTGTACTGCCAGGTGCCATTGGGGAACTGTTTCTTGCCTGCCAAGCCGGCCTCCGATGTGCTGCAAATGGGGCGCGAGTCTACGCCCAGGCAGGATGGTAGACAACTATTCTCGGCTGGTAGATGCTCCCTTTGGCTACCATTCTGGCGGGTATAACGGGCAAAGAAAAAGGCCCTAGATGTCTCTAGGGCCTTGATTTCATTCAGTTTTCGGTGGTGGGTGCTGACGGGGTCGAACCGCCGACCTACGCCTTGTAAGGGCGCCGCTCTACCAACTGAGCTAAGCACCCCACCTTGACTGGTGTCAGTTCAGGGCATCTTTCAA